AACTTTTTTTATGGCAGCTACAGGGTTCTCATGATAATAGCGCTGTAAATCATCTTTTGATTGTTTTAATTGCAATGCTTTCATCGCATCATAACCTGGTGGTTTTAGTAAATCGTTATTCATATTTTAGAAATCCCTGTTTTTATTAATTTTTCATATTAAAGGAAATATAGAAAAAAGAGTATGACATATGAATGATAATATTTATTTTCAGCTCACCAAAAAACGCGAACATAAAAATAAGCCACGAAATACGCCGTTGCCAAAAGCCAAGCAAAACTATTTAGAAGCTTTTGAAACATTAAAAGAAGAGTTACAGGATCTAGCGATCGGCTTTGAAAGTAAGTTTCAGCCTATTCATACAAAGCATTGGCGTTTTGATTTCCATATTGTGAAATTACGATTGCTAATAGAGATTGATGGCGGTTCTTGGTCTGGTGGTCGAGGTGGCAAACTCTCGAACAAAGCTTGGAGTTTAGATCGATATGATCAGGTTGAGGATCTAGGCTTTAAAATTGAACGTTTACATCCTGATTCTGTTTTATCTGGTTATGCAATTCATTGGATTAAAAGTCTATTAGGGAGAATTGAGCATGGAACAGATCCGACCATTTCCACCAACTGACCTGATTGACCAAGCCGATGAAGAAGAAGCTTTGCGCTTGGCACCTCCACCAGATTTAAAGGAATGGGTAGTTGCTAACTATCTCACAGTTGATGCTGAGCTATACAACCCAGATCATGACCACATCGCTGAGCTGTTACACGACAATGAAGAGTTTTTGGCGTTTGCTTGGGCATCACAGGCTTGTACAGTTAAAAAGCAAATGGTGTTAGGTCAGTGTGAAAAAGTCATGTTTAACGTTGGTGGGTGGCGTAAGGCAAGACAAGAACAACAAATGCGAGATTGGTTTGGATTTGTGCCCATTTATCTAATCACAATTGATGCCAGTTTTTGTGAGCAAACGTCTGACCGTGAGTTTTGCGCTTTGATCGAGCATGAGCTATATCATATCGGTGTAGAGCGTGATGCAGAGGGCGAGATCATCTATAGCGATAACACAGGTCTACCTAAGCACTATTTAGCAGGGCATGACGTGGAAGAGTTCATAGGTGTAGTCAAACGCCACGGTGCAAGCGAGAACGTTAAGCGACTTGTCGAAGTAGCGAAGCAAGCGCCGTTTGTGTCAGACCTAAGCATCACTCGATGTTGTGGAACTTGTGTTATTAATTGAGCCGCTTGGCTCATTTTTTTTGGCTATTTAGGTTGACGTAGGTTGACAGGATTGAGGATATGGCGGCTCTAAAAAAAGAGGTAAAACTCTTTATAGTTCGATCACTTGCCGTATTTAATACACCCACTGAAACTGCTGAACTCGTCAACCAAGAATACGGCGTAAAAGTAACTAAGCAGCAATGTGAAAAATACGACCCAACGAAACGAGCAGGTGAGAATCTTAGTGAAGAACTAAGAACTGATTTTGAAAAGACTCGTGAAATGTTTTTGGGTAAGCCTGAGGCAATTCCAATTGCGAATTTAGCAGTGCGTCTACAACGATATGAAAGCCAATATCAAAAGCATAGTAAAAATCGTGTGGCAGCACTAAGCATTCTTAAACAAGCTGCAGAGGATATGGGCGGAAAATATACCAATAAGACTGAGTTTACTGGTGCAAATGGTGAGCCTCTTAACCCTGAGCAAGTTACTCATGTTGTAGCTACGCCTGAACAAATAAGGCAGGCAATGGATGAACTCGAAAGTAAATACTAGTCTGCTGGAAATGCAGTTAGAACGAGAACGCTGTGAGAAAGAGCATTTATTCTTTACACGGCGTTTTTTCTTGCCGCGAATGGGTTTTAAGTTTTCGGTCAACTGGCATCATGAATATATTGCAGACAAGATTGATCAAGTCATATCTGGAAAAGTTAAAAACCTAGTCATTAACGTTCCACCAGGTTCAGGGAAAACTGAATTACTGACTAATTTAATTGCCCGTGGTTTAGCTAGAAATGCTCGATCACGATTTTTGTATTTATCGTTTTCTCAGTCACTGGTTGAGGACGTATCTGCCACGGCGCGAAACATTGTCAAATCAGTAGATTTCCAAAGTTTATGGCCAGTCAAAATATCAACCAGTACGGATGCTAAATCGAGTTGGAAAACTACCGTTGATGGTTACGATGCTGGGCATGTTTATTCTGCTTCAATGGGTGGACAGGTCACAGGCCGCCGTGCAGGTACATTGGCAAATGAGGGCTTTACAGGCGCAATCATTCTGGATGACCCATTAAAGCCTGAGGATGCTTTCAGCAAGTCTGCCAGAAAAAAAGCCAATCGTAAGATCCTGAACACGGTCAACTCACGTAAGGCGAAGTCTGACACACCAATTATTTTGATCATGCAGCGCTTACACGTTGAAGATCCGACTAATTTTGTGATGACGGGAAACGTACCAGGGGAATGGGAACAGATCAGCATTCCTGCATTGATCGATGACGACTATATCAGTCAATTACCAGATCATATTCAAGCCAAGGTTCCGCGAGATGTAGAGCGTGATCAATATGGTCGTCAAAGTTATTGGCCACTTAAAGAATCACTAGAATCTTTACTACAGCTTGAGAAGGGCGGTGAAGATAAAGATGGTGCGACTGTCTCACGTTATACGTTTGCCAGTCAGTACATGCAGAACCCTAAAAAGCTAGGCGGTGATTTAGTTAAGTCTGAGTGGTTCGGTCGTTACTTAGAGTTGCCGCTACTTAAATGGCGAGCAATCTTTGCCGATACGGCACAAAAGATAAAAGAGCATAACGATTTCTCAGTTTTCTTATGTGCTGGCCTAGGATACGACAACAAGCTTTATATCATCGATGTGCATCGCGGCAAGTGGGAAGCACCAGAGCTTATCAAAGAGGGCAAGAAGTTCATCAATAAACATAAAGCGGGTGATACCAAAATCGGGAATCTACGCTATATGGCTGTTGAGGATAAAGCCAGCGGAACAACTTTAATTCAAACCATTTCAAGAGAAACAACGATCCCAATTCGAGCGATCCAACGAGATACAGATAAGCTCGTAAGGACTATGGACGTTGTTTTCTATGTGGAAGATGGTTTGGTGATGTTACCTGCTAAAGCGCCGTGGTTATTAAATTACATCGAAGAAATCGAGGGGCTAACTGCGGATATGACACATGACCACGATGACCAGTGGGACCCAACAATTGATGCGATCGAAAATATGGTTGTGAATCCTTACGACCTTTTAGATTAGGAGAATATCTTGGAAGAGCGCAATCAAACACAAGCGCCAGTCATTGTGAATGATGGTGCTTATGTCAACTTTGTTTCTAATCTCAATACAAGCCGTGATAAGTCATCACATGGTCATTTTGCAAAAGAAACTAATCTTACTGATTATGATTTCGAAGCGGTATATCAGGACTGGCTTGCTAAGAAAATTGTTAATCGTCCCGTATTGGATATGCTTCGAGCTGGGTGGTACTTCACTGGATTAGAGGATGGTCAAATACTCAAGATCAGTGATGAAATTAAGCGTTTACGTTTAGTCGAGCGTTTGGCCAAGCTTCTTATTTGGTCTCGTTTGTATGGTCGAGCGTATTTGGTATTTGGATTAGCAGATGGTCTGTCATTGGATCAGCCTTTTGAGATTGAAAAGTTACGACAAGGTGGGCTTCAATTTTTCACAGTTCTAAAGAAATCCAAAGTACAGCCTTTAAATCAGGAATATGTACCTTTAGAGCTGAGCGCAGGTGAACCAGAACAACCAATGTATTACCAAATTAGTAATGGCAATGGTACTCAAAGCAAAATACATCATTCTCGAATTATGTGTGTGAAACACGGCGATGAGGGCGAATCACTTTTGTTGGCCATCTACTACACCTTGCGTAACTACATTGCAACAAATGCAGGCGCAGCAAGTTTAGTGCACGAAGCAAAAGTGGATGTGATTCGTACACCAGATTTGATGATGAAAATCATTGATCGTACTAAAGATATGATGGAGCGATTTGGTGCAGCAGCTCTGCTTAAAAGTATCAATGGGATGCTAGTCATTGATAAAGATGAAGAGTACGAGTCCAAGTCTTATACATTTGGTGGTTTGCCAGATTTGATGAGAGAGTTTGGCCAACAAACGGCTGGTGCCGCTGACATGCCTTACACATTGCTATTCGGTCAAACCACATCTGGCTTAAACAATAGCGGTGAATTCGATTTGCGAAGTTACTACGATCGAG